GGGCAAGCGTGGCGCTGTCAATGCCGGGGATGTTGGCAATCCCACGTGTCATCGCATGCAGGAAGTCCGTCCAGGTTTTCTGGATGTCTGCCAGCATGGTCAACCAGCCAGCCTTGATCTGCGCCCAGACCGAGGACAGGGCTGTTCCGAGGGATTTACCCCCGAGTTTAATGCGATCCCAGACCTCGATCGCCACGTCTTTCAGAAGGCGCATAGCATCGCCAAAGCCGCCAGCCCCTTTGACCAGCCGCCCGAACCAGTAGATCAGTTCTCCGGCTCCGATGATAAGCGCGCCGATACCGGTGCGGATTAGCGCTCCGCGTAAAGCGGCCAGAGAAAACGACACACCTTTGATCCCGAGCGCCGCTTTGGCCAGCGAGATCACCAGCCTGCCGCCCAGCACAGCAGCGAAGGTTGCTGCAATGGTGGCGATTTCACCGATGTGGTTGAACAGGCCTTTGATGGCGCGCCCCAGTGGTCCGGTGGTTTTGCCAATGGTGGCCATGGCGTTTGCCATTGCTTCCAGCGCCGGAGCAGCCGCCACCGCCAGCTGGTTCGATATCCCGCGCCACAACAGTCCCATACGTGACAGTGCATCATTGGTACGCTCAATCTGTGCGGCATCACTTTCAGATACCGCGACGCCAAAATCCTGCACATCCTGTGTGGCCTGACGCAGCGTTGCACTGTCGATGCGGGTAAAAATCAGCCCCGCGCGATCGCCAAAGATCTGCGAGGCAATGGCGGCCTGCTGAGCACTCGGGATAAACTTTGCAATCGCATCCTGAATGGTGGAAATCTTGGCATCGACCGTAAGGCCCTCGAGATCCGCGGCCGAAATGTGCAGCTGCTTCAGAGCATCTACGGCCGGACCCGTTCCTGCGGCGGCCTGAGACAGCCGTTTAGTCAACTGGATCGTGGCTTGTTCGATCTCGCCCATAGAAACGCCAGCCAGATCTCCAGCACGAGAGAGAACCTGCAGGCTTTCGGTGGTGGTGCGCAAGGACGCCGCCAGCTTGGCTTGTTCATCGATGCTCTGCAGGCTTGAGCGTACCATCGAAACGCCCGCCGCCACAGCCGCCGCAGCCATAATACCGGCCGCAATCTTGGCGCGCCGTGCAAAGCGCGCTAGTCGGGCATTGGCGATTTCCATCTCTCGCGAGGCTTTGCCAAAGCCACGTTTTCCCGCCTCGCCAATACCTTCAAACTCGGCACGCACCTGTTTGCCGCCCACCGCGGCAAGGCGCACGGATACACGTTTTTCAGCCATTTTTTTGATCCATTTGTTCGTTGATTTTGCGCACCATCACCGCCTCGATTGCGGGAAGGAGTTCGGCGGTTGTTATGGGGCAAATACCCAATGCCGAGGCCAAAACCAGAGCGGCCCCCATGTCCCAACCGATCACACCGCCGGAGGGGCTGACCCGCAACTGGCCACCGAGGCGGGCAACCAGATCCCAAACCTGCCAGCCCTCATGGGTTTGTGGCTGGTTCAGGGTTTGCGGACACTCCGGGCACGAGCCTTCACAGGTTTCACAGTAGTTTCCGCCCCCGCCGAAGACCCACTCGGCGAGGGCGCTGAGACGTTTTTTTCCTGATCCAGCACCAGACCTTTGGCGACGTATTTCGTCTGGAACGCCTCAAACAGCGGCCAGACATCAAGCAGGGCGTAGATGCCCTCGGGGCTGACGGGGATAATATTACCTTCGGCATCACCCACACCATCCCAGTCGAGTGTGGCGTTGCGGGCTAGCGCCTTGGCAAACACCAACGCGCTTTCCTCGTCGGTTGCATCCTCGTGCAAAGCGGCCACAGACGGATCATTGCGCGAGGCGACCATCATGGCTGTGGTCAGCGGGTGTAAATGCAGGCGAACATCGTGGCCGAGATCGAGCCATGCGGGTTCATTGTTAAGGTCGAGACGGATCATGTTGTTCCTCAGTAGGTTGCGATGTTGTTAACAAGGGTGACGGTGCACATCTGACCGGCGGTAGCGTCAAAGGCTGCCTGCCAGTCAAAGCTGGCCTGCACGCCTTGTGGCCCCTGAATTTCGACACGGGGGCGGGGCAGATAAACGGCGTGGACGGTAAAGGTCAGGCTCTCGCCGCTGCCAAGGTTGTAGGCGAACTCCAACTCGGCCGGTGAGCCATCCATGGCCTGTGTCATCAGCACCTGATCGGCAAAGCGCACATCCATCTTGCCGGTCAGCGCCGCAATCGATGGGTCGGCTCCGTCGATACGCCCGTCTGCGCGGATGGTCTCGATACGATCGAGATTATTGGCGTACTGGATGTCGGCCGAGACGATATTGCCCAGCGCCGTACTATTGCGTTTGATCGACCCGTTGAAATGTCCGAACCGTTGCAGGTTCCAGCCGGTAGGCGTTCCGGTCGCGCTGCCTGTAGCCACGGCTTCTCCCTGCGCGATTAGTTTTGCGGTGGCGGTCAAAAGCCCCGAGCGCTGCATTTGCCATGACAGTTGATCCAGCACACAGCCGGAATACATCGCATAGCGCGGCACTTCGGGCATGGCGGTCTCGATCGACATACTCGGCAAGGTCCAGCTTCCCGACGTGAATACATGCGTATAAGGCCCGGTGCCCGTGGTGACGGGATCACCAAACGCTGCCTTCAGCCAAAATCCGAAAGCCTCCGCGTCAATCGGTACGGCTACATCTCCGTCCGCCGTCACAGCATCCTTGATTGGGGATAGTGGATCGCGGCCGTAGCCCAGAAGTTCAGAGCCCAGCAGCGGTTGCTCCGCCCCCAGCGAAGTGCTCGCGAAGGGCATTCGCATGTAACCCCCAACCGGCGGGTTGCCATAAGTCGTTTCGAACGCAGCCGCCATTAGCGACCGCGCGCCTTGTGCACGTGCCATATTGTTTTCCTTTATTGTTTAGAGTTCAGCCGATCGAGGGTCATCTCGATGGGGGCGATCCCACGGGGATCAGCCCAATGGATCGGCGGTGGTGTAGGTCAGAATGACGGGAACGATGGCCGCTTTCAGGCCCTCGGCCCCTTCAACCGGCAGATCGACCGGCTGCGGGGCTTCGGCCTCGACCCAGTCGCAGAGACCGCCAAGGGTGCGGTCTACCGCGATCGCAGTGGCCAGAGTTGCCAGCAGTGCGTCAAATGCAGTGTCACGGTCCGGCGGTGTTTTTCCCTGCACGATCACCTCAACCTCGGCGCGATGCTCGAAGTGATATTGCAACGGCGACATCGTCACCTCCGGCGTGCCGGGATCACCGTCGCGCAGGATCAGCAAACCGCCGAATGGTATCCGCTCGGGCAGGATCGCGCCGCGTAGCACGGTTGCGTCGGACACGGTTTGCAGAGCCGCAAGCAACGCTTGCAGGATGGTTTCTCTGGGTGTGGGCATGGGTGTTCTCGCCGTATTGTGACTATTCAAATCGCCAAAGTGATGTTAAAGGTATTACCAGTGAATACTTTTAAGGAGTCACCAGATGAATGCCATTCGCCCCGTTGCCGTAAAACTTGACCCGAAAATGCTGGATCGCGTCAAACAGTTGGCCGAGACCAGAGACCGCTCCACACATTGGATGATGCGCGAGGCGGTGGCCCAGTTTGTTGAGCGCGAGGAAAAGCGCGAGGCGTTTCGTCAGGCCGGTCTAAAAGCCTGGAGCGATTATCAGGAAACCGGCCTGCATGTCAGCCATAACGAGGCCGATGAATGGCTGGCCAAACTGGAAGCCGGTGAAGAGGCGGACGTTCCTGAATGCCACAACTGATCTGGTCTCCCGCAGCGCTGCGGGATGTTGAGCGGCTTCATAATTTCCTTGCCGAAAAGAACCCCGTTGCTGCGCGCGGGGCGGCGAGTGCCATCCGGCAAGGCATGAATATCCTCGAAACCCAGCCCGCTGCCGGACGGCCGGTGCCGGATATGGATCCGGAATTTCGCGAATGGTTCATTAATTTTGGCGGCAGCGGCTATATCGCCCTCTATCGGCTTGACGGCTCAAGGGCTGTCGTTTTGGCTGTCCGCCACCAACGTGAAGCGGGGTATTGATTTTTGTGATGCCTGTCATCCACTATGAAACTAGAATTCCACATTTAGGTTTGATCTGAAAACTACCAGAAATTATTCCAGACCTTTTTTCTTACGAGATTCTGCATGAACTTGGTCTGCACTATCTGCGGTAAAGTCATGTACCGCCGATACTGTATTAATATCTGGACAGTTGATTTCCATTGATCCTATTAAATCAAGAAAGGAATTGTCAAAATCTGTTCTGTTTTCTTTGAATGCGAGATGGGTGCTCCGGTTGATCGAATATGCGAAAAAGTCCGCTATTTGAAGGAGTGGCTCGTCAACGCCGGTGGAAAACCTGCATTTCACTCGCTCACCTAAATCGTGAAACAACTGATCGCCAAACTCTGTTCCAGCTGTTCCAATGCCTTCATCAACGATTATCATAGATTGACCCTTGATTGTGCGGAGAACTGGTTTAACTTTTACGAGCAGTAGGAACGCCAAGCTAAGATCCGGCCTTTTTGATAAATCCAATCCGTCAATTTCTTCATCAAACCCTTTTATTCCGTGATCACTAAACGTGCGATCATCTATGGTTTGAATTTCAATTTTCCATTTATATTGCGAGTATATCTGGGCGAAAGTTTGAAAAACTGCAATATTTTCCCCTTGCTTACAATTAGCCCATACACCTCGGCGATTATATATATCGGTAAAATGAAACTCTTCCGCTTGGATAGATAGTTCGCTTTCCACATACTCCAACATTGATCGGAGTTGGGTTCGAATTTCATCAACTTCATTATCGGGGAAAAAGACAGCGACGTGTGAGCGCCGAGAGCCGGTAACATACTTTGACTTTCCAATAATATTTGGTCCGTATGTGTCATCAATTGCGATGTGCATGAAATTGCCTCTTAAATTATATTCCTATGCAAAACTACATCTGCCTAATGGGAAAAGTAAATCGAAGATCACCGGTGCATTTTTCCATATGCCATTTGGGCTATGGTCAGAAGAAGCTTCCGTGTCCGATTTGTAGTCAATCAACTTCCACCCACTTTTCCACAATCAACCCTGGCACCGACCTCGCTACCTTTTCCGCATCGCGCGCCAGATCGAGCCGTTTGCGCAGTTTGACCTGCGGCACCAGTAGGAAGATCGGGGCGGTGACTTGCCCACGACCAGTCTTGGAGCGCGACACTACTGCCGTGCCGCGCGTGTTGATCCGTGCCTTTTCGGCCACTAGCAGGCTTGGTCCGCCTCTCCGATAGATAAAACGCAGCTTGAGACCTCGCCGCCGCTCCCATTCCAGCGGTGTCAGCCGCGCCCCACCACGGCCCTTGCCAGCGGCTTCAGTCGGGATCGCCAGATAAAACCCGTGTTTCGAGCGGATCAGCACGCCGCGATCATGGGCGTGGATGATTTTCGGGGCTCGGGACCAGATGAAGGCGGCTGCATCAAGGCTCTCACCCCGCTCGGGATAGGTCTTGTTGCGGATAGTGCGCGCCAGTCGCTGCCCCAAACCCGCGCCGGTTATTTGTCCGCGCCAGTCGTTTTTCAGCTCACCGCCGGCCTCCCGCATCGCCGCCGTGACAGCTTTTTCACCGGCCAGCACCTCCGCCCGCAACATCCCGGCGAGATCCGGATCAATGTCGAGCTTCAGCTTCATGCGGGCCGCAGGTCCAGCGTCCAGACCAGCCGCTCGCGATCACGCACGGGCTCGCCCTGAATTACAAAGCTTTCGGTTCCAAACAGGATCAAGTCATCGGGGCGGGGGTCTGCCAACTCGGACACCCGCACATCGACCGTGGTCGTATCGCTAAGAATACGTGCGGCCCCAAAACTGCTGATTTCGTCGGGCGCACGCCGGATCACGCGGATGGCGTGTTCTTCTGTGGATCCGGTAGATATCCAGTAGGCATCCACCGCCATGGTGGTATTGGCAAAAATCCGGTCCATGGCGGCAGCAAAGGCGTTCATCTAAATGCCCCGCTAGTTCGAGCTGTGCAGGCGGATCGCAAGGCGCGGCCGCTTGTTGACCGGCAGGATCGAGGCCTCGGTCATCAGATCAATCCAGCGACCTTTTTCGTCCAAATGCTGGCGGGCATAAAGCGGCAGACCGACGGTGTTGGCCGCCTCGAGCAGGTTGGCAGGCCCGCCGTATGTGGTGAAGGTATCGAATGTCCCGCGCGGAAACGCGATGCCCTCGCCAGCGGGGATCAGCCGCTCGGTTGTGCCGTTCGAAAGCGTGACGCTGCCATTGTATTCCTCGAACAGGATACCGGCGAAGGGGAAGCTGCGGCGCATGTCCTCGCGAAGCGGCTGGGCACCGGTGGCGGAAAAGAACTTGTAGGCTTCCTCGGTCTTGGGGTGCGCAATCAGCTTGTCGAAGTATTCGGAGCTTACCAATGCGTGGGCGCTGGTCATGCTTTCGCCCAGCAGATTGTCCTCCATCCCGCGAAGCGTGGTGCGCACCTTGCCCTGCACGTTTGTGCCCGGTGTGCCGAGAAGGAAATCGACCGAGATCTGGCTTAACCCGAACTCGGTAAAATAATTGTAAAGCGTGGTGCCGGCGCCGTCTTTTACGATACCGCGAAGCGCATTCATCTCCATGTACTCGCGGGTCTGGGCATGCTTGCGCCGCATCAGCATCAGCTTGCGGTTCATCACTGTCAGAAGCGGATCGGCAGCGTCGGATGTACCGATAGACGGAATGCCCTGAATATCGGCGGGTTGAATTGCATCATCATGCGGAATCCAGGGTAGCGCGAAGGAGCGCATCGAGCGGCCCTCGCGATCACCCACTGTGGCAGGGGACCCGAGGGGCACCGATGGCAGCAGGCTGAGGACGCCTTCGAACTGCTCGATAATAACCGAGCGCTGGGTGACGCCCTCGAAACGGAACAGCCCGATTTGGGCAAGGCGAGTGTGAAGGTTGGGCAGAAGGTTGATGGCCTGCGTCATCTCGGCCAGCGAATAGCCGCCGGCATCAAAGGGATTGCGGGTGATGGTCA